GCGATGGTATTCAGGTCGAGCGTAGCCGACGAGATACCGGTGGCAGCGACGCCCGAGGTTGCCAACGCAAAATTTGCGTTTGCGAACACAGCGGCGCGAACTTCAGCCTCGGTGTCTGCCGCAGCAACCACGTTCGAGGTTGCAATCACGAACATCTGTGCAGGGTCGTCGTAGACGAATGCCTTCACAGGATGGTTCGTGTCTGCACCCGAACCGGGCCAGTAGTTCGAGAACACTTTTTTACCGGTGGTCGAAGAGACGTACTCGCAGCCCCAGAACACGCCGAGCAAACCCACAGTGCCACCCTCAGCCGAACCGACAATGTCGATAAAACCGGTCGAGAGGGGCTTAACGGGCGAGCCCTGATAGATCGCGTTCGTGTTGCCTGCTGCAATACGATACTCAGATGCACCGGTGCTGTTGGCATTCTGACCCATCTTAGCGATGGGGCGAAGGCCGAATGCGCCATTGGTATTGGCCATTTTCAGCTCCTTTAGCTTTCAGTTAGTCGGTAGACCCACGTCCACCGAATGAGACACGACTTTGCCGACTCTGATGAATCGGCATAGAAGGATGCGATTCCTTCATGAGGTCCTGATCGACAGCCTGCATCTGTTCGCGGGTCCGGTTCCCGTAATACGCGGATCTTTCACGAGCAGTTTCGATAGGGATGCGGCACAGCATCAAGCCACCTTGTCCGATCACACCAGCATACTTTCCCTCGTCAATGACGGGGGCGTGATAATCTGGATACTCATCGGCGCGGACAGGTTCCCATCCTTCACGCAGCTTGGAGAACACGTTAGTCTTGTCCTCTTCGCCGCGCATAGCGACTCGGATCCAGCGATGCACATAGCCTTCAGGTGCTTGCGGGGAGTCTAGGCGACTGGGCGGTGCCCAAGGTTTGCGGCGCGCGGTTGCTTCACGCGTTTCAGTAGACCGGGGTGTGCGAGTGTTATCAGCCATCAGATCAATCCTTTACGTACTTTGCGTATTCCTCGAGAGGAACGTTCAGCTTTTTCGCAATGGCGATCTGCGACGGTGATAGCTTCACGGTCCTGCGCCCCTGTTTTGTGCTGCGGGATGCTGAAGAGCCAGCGGGTGCGACCTGACTTTTCCCCGAAGGTTTCGACGTCTGGAACTTGTGCGGAAACTCCGAACGCATCCGACGATCGATCTCATTATAGTATTCATCGGTCTGCGGGTCAAAACCTTCTTCTTCGACCAGCTTACGGTGAACACCAAATGCGGCGTAAGTCATGACCTCGTCCTGACCAAACCAATCATTCCTCTCCGCCCAGCCTTGAGCCTTGGGATCAACCTGCGGCTGCTGTGGAGCAGGCTGTTGCTGTGGTGCAACATACTGTTGCTGAGGCGCCACAGTCGTCTGCACCCGCTCGTTAGCGCGGCTCTTGGCCAAGTCGTACCGCTGTTTGTCCGTAGTAGCACGGGCTAGCGCTTCTTGGGCCTCGATCATTTTGTCCGTGTCACCGGAGTCATAGGCGTCCTTGTAGGCACGGCGAGCCGCCCCAATCTGGGCCTCGATGCGGGCGCCGTACTCGTTGAGGTAACCGCTATCAAGCTGCTTAAGCCGACCCTCGAGCTGCTGCTTTTCTTGCAACAACTGCTGAGCAAAGCGAACAGCCTCTTGGCGATCGCGCTCCTCTTTGCGGTACTTCTCCGTTAGACGAGAGATGCGCTTCTGAACACCCTTGCTGTAGTTTTCAAGCTCGCCCTCAGCATCCTCTTCGGATCCCGAAACTGCGGCTTTTTCTTCTACGGGTTCTTCGGTTTCATCGCCCTCTTGTTCGATGATGATCTCTTCCTCGAGATCGTCCTGTTGATCAGACATGAGCCTTCTCCTTAAACGCTTTTGATATCAGTGGGTTCAAGTACAGTGGCGATCACTTCGTCATCGTTGATGACCCGGATCTCACCTCCGTCGATCTTGAACCTCGAACCCGCATAGCGGCCAATGCAGACCCAATCACCCTGCTTGCACCACGGCTCGCAGTCAGGCCCAAACTTGTTGAGATCCTTGTAGGCAAGAGGGCCCACGCGCAGCACATAGGCTACGACCGTGGCCACCGTTTCCCGGTCCCGAACCTCATCCGGGATGTACAGGCCGCCCCTCGTCTGCTGCGCAGTCTGATAAGGCATGACCAGAACACGCCAGCCCGTAGGTTGGGGCAGGCGTTCCAGAAGCGGTCTTTCTAGGAGGGAGGGGTCGAGTACGCGACTGGTTTCGTCAACGTACGCTTTGTCGAGAGAAGGGTCCGCGCTGTCGTCGTCCGCGGCCTTAGCCTTGGCCGCCTTCTCAGCGTTTATTTTCTGCGCGACGTGATCGGGAAGATAAAGTTTCTTCGTCATATTCGTCGTTGTTCTCCAGCAGGGCTCTCACCTCGTCGGATGCGTAGGAGAGGCCCCGTAGCTCCCCAACCAACTTCTTGTACTCCTCCCAGTTAGGGAGGCCGTCAGATGCGAGGACTTCTTTGATGTCGTCCTCGCGTTGACGTAGTACCCGATATAAGTGTTGCGCAAAAGAGACTACATCCATCATAGGATCTCGTTGTAGTCGTCTTCTATGTCACTTGTGATCGGGCCACCTGTAGCCCATTTATCACATGTGTGATCGGAAGAACACACAAATTTCAAGAGTTGGCAGTATCCCAGATTGCCCGACTCGTCACCGATGCACTCAAGGACGTCTTCGGTCTGGTTGTATGCGGCGCAATTGCCACACACATCCGACAGACGAAATGCGCCGCTGTCGGCGGGATCGCGGTAGCCCGCAAGCTCAACGGCCTTTTCCTTATTCCGAGCATTTAACTCAGGGTCTTTGGTGGGTAGCGGACAGTTGCGGCCGTCATCGTCATTCGACATGACATCGACCGGGGTCATCTCCCCGAACACAATTGTGATGGCGGGCATCAGAAAACTCCTCGAAATGCTTGCGGACGCGCAATGGGACTGAATGACTTGATCATGCCGCCCTCAGCCTTGCGCTGCTTGCCGGCACGTTCCAGAGCAATGGCGATAGCCTGTTTCTGTGGATAGCCCTCATCCCGCAACTGCGAGATGTTGGACGATACCGTCTTCTGTGAAGAACCCTTCTTAAGAGGCATCACTGGCTCCCCATGTTGCGCGTCATCGCCATCGCCATCTGTGCAGCGATGCGCTCGCGATTGACAGTGTTGCGGTCGTCGGCGATCTCTTCCTGCATCTCAAGACGCGCTGCTTCACCGGCGGCTTTTTGCTGTAGCTTGGCTTGATCGAGCATCAACTTAGCCTGATCGATCTGTCCGTCCTGCATCAGCTTTTGCTGGTCGAGCTGCAGTTCCGTCTGACGAATCTGCACTAGCGGATCGGCCATTGGATCCGGCTGCGGGGGAATAAGCTCAGGAATCAGGCGCTCAAGGATTTGTTGCTGCAAGAGTGCAGCATAATCGGCGGCATGCTTGGGATCCTGCAGCGCCATTTGCACCTGCTGGATTTGTTGCTGAGCACCCGCAGCATCGATCGCTCCAGTTTGTACGGCGAGCTGCACTTGCTGGATCAATTCCTGCGACTGCTGCAGCATCTGCACACGGGCCATCATCGCCACGTGCTCCATGATATGGGACACAACTGCGATAACAGCATGCGGAGTCGCCTGCACCAACGGCATACGGTAGAACGCCACGTGTGCCTGAATGTTCGCTTCGTGGTTCTGGTTCTCGAGGGCCTGCAGCGGTGTGCCGACTAGAGCGCGGCCATTCTCCATTGCAGGATCCGTTGGCTGCGGCTGGTGCGGCGGAGGCAGGATTTCGTCGATGTTCTGAACCTCGAGAGCCTGATACATCCGGCGGTACGCAGCATGCAGGTTGTGCATCTGCGGATTGGTCTGCGCCAGCTTGAGCTGCTCCTGCGCCAGTGCCACGCGCTGCGCCATCGAGAAGATGTTCGGATCGCTGACCGGCAGAACATCTACGCGGCCATCAAAGTCCTGCATCTTGAGCTGCTGGGCATCGCCCTCGATCTCATACGGGTAGACCGGCGGCATGTTCTCGGAGATGATTCGCGCAAGGATGCGGAACTCCTGCTTCTGCCCGTAATGCAGACGCTTGTGAATTGCCGATAGTACCTTCATGCCGCGCTCGAGAAGAGCAACGGTTGTGCCCACAGGCATCTCGTTGCCCATGTTCTGGGCCTGCTCATCTGCCACCGAAATGAAACGGCGGCCGCCCTCAATCAACGCACCAAGTAGCTGCGCAAGAGTAGCCGATGGCTCCTTGTATGGCAGCGGAATGATCGCGTCGCGGATGTTGCCACCCGGGGCATCGATGTCGCGGAACTCACCCGGCTGCAGCGGCTCGTCGCTGTTTGTAACGCGCATGCCGCGCGCCTTGAATCCAGCCGGTAGGTTCGACAGCGTTCCAGCATCAATCAATTGGCGCAGGATGCTGGTCGCCGCGCGACCCAGCCCGCCGATCATGTGGGTCAGGCCGAAGCCATAGAACCCAAGACCCGGCAGGAATTTGTAATGAACAAAGTACTGGATCGCCGCGCGGGTCGGATCACCCTCGGCATAGTTCCTGCGAATGGACAGGACCTCGTTGCTGGCCTCGTCGATCGTGACGATGTACGGCAGCTTGATGCCTGTCGGCTCGCCGTTCATGCCCATGTCTTCGAAGCCATCGAGATCCAACTCGACATGCATCTCCAACAGGGTGCGAACGTCATCTGTGTAGGAAGAACGCGACGTGCCCTGCAGCTCGTCGACCTTCTTGCGAACTTCGTCGACATCTTCAGAAGAGCCACTGCTCAACTCAACGTCGCGGTAGAACCCCGAAACTTGGAGCTTGCGAACCTCGTTATCCGACATCTTCAGAACATGCGTAATCCGCGGTGTGCTGATCAGATCGCTCGCCGCATATGGCACAACGACATCCTGCGCCGGTACGAACTTGGCGACGGGGCGCTGCTTGGCGCCATCGAAGTAGACCTTCTTGAAGGTCGAACCAGACAGCGGCAGGTAGAACAGCATCTGATCGGTGTCGGGATCATATTCGTCCATCCGATCCATGATCAGATAGTTCATGTAGTCCTTAACGCGCTGGGCCTGCTCGGTGCGCTCTTTGCTTTGCGATCCGACAATCTGTGTCTTGACCGGGCCGCCCGATGGCAGCAGCTCTTTGTAAGCCTGCGCTTGGAACTGTACGACGCTTTCCGCAATCAGCGGATGGGTCACGCCGGATGCGCCCTCGAACGGAGTGCTGCGTTCTTCGGAAACTGCGGACTGGACGCCCAGAAGATCGAGGCCCTTGGTGTAAGTTTCTTCCCAGTCCTGACGGGAAGCGAGGTCGTCCTCGTACGCCCCGACGAGGTCAGAGGCGATCTCACCCAGCGTGTCGTCCTCTAGAAACTCGGATAGGTTGGCGTCAAACGGGATCAGCTCTTCTTGGCTCATGCCTTCAAGGCCAAGCCCAGACAATGCCTCGATGAGCGCTCCGCCATCTGGCGTTTCGGTTACCTGAGCGCCGCCAGCAAAGTCCTCTGGCATGTCCACAGGGATGTCGACACTCGTGTCGTCCTGCATGCCAGCCGGGTTCATGCTGCGCTCTACCATATTGCCGAATGGCTGAGGGGGTAGCGCCATCAATAGTACTCCCGTTTACGAGGCACCTGATCCGAAAAATCAAGTTGCTCCTCGTCGTGTATCGTGACGAATCCGCCTTGGCGGAAACGTATCAAAGCCAAGGTCATGCTATCACAAAAGTCGTCATGATCGCCATTCGGAAACGACGACACTTCTTCGATGACCTCTTCGGCAAACCTCTTGTCATCGGGGGCCCATACCAAGCCGGCCTCAAACAGCGGGGATACCATATGCATTCTTGTTGTCTTATCTACACCACCGCCGCCCGCGCGTCTACCGGGCGAGAAACCCAGCGCAGGTATCCCACGCGCTCGAAGCTCATCAATCAACGGACCACCAGTGGCCTTTTTCTCAACAATGACCATGTCGGGTTCCCAGTACTGGTGCTCCTCAAACGCAACCTCCTTGAGCTCCGGAAAGCTCCACCGACCGCGCTGTGCATCCAGCAGGATGATGTTGTCCCTCGTTCCTTCTTCCGGCTCGAACACACCCCACGTCGTAATCGCCGAGTAGTCGGCCGTCTCCTTTCGAGAGAACGCAGTATCGTAGGCCTGAATGATGTACTTCAGCGGCGGGATCTTTTCTTTCTCCCATCTGCGCCACCACTCTTTGCGCACGATCGCCGAACCTTCGCTCGTCGGCTGCTGCTGCCACTGCGCCGCCCACTTGCCAAGCGGCAGCGACGCCTTAATCGACAGCAGTGCGTCCTTTTCCCAGAACTCCGGCCATAGCGGACGCCCCGAGGGCAGCAATGCAGGGAACTCGACAACTTCCCACTGGTCCGCCATGGGATCCGACGATTGACTGGCCAGTAGCCGGCCGGTCAAATCCTTCTTACCCCACCGCGTCATAACTACGATAATGGCGCCGCCAGGTTGTAGACGCTGTCGAGGACCAGAAGTGTACCATTCGTAGGCGTGATCAAACGCCGTTTCGCTTAGCGCGTCTTGTTCCGAGTGAGGGTCGTCAATGATAAACAGGTCCGCGCCACGACCTGTAACTGCAGCGCCCACACCAGCAGCAA